AGATCAGGCTGGCCGAGGATGGCCCGCCCTCGAAACGGCGGCAATTTCTGGAAGCGGTTGAATGACGTTCCGACCGCTTCCAACCCCCTTCCAACCCCCTTCCAACCCCTGTTCCTTCCAACCCCCATACCCCTATGCGCTGTCGCACCCGCTTGACGCGGTGCTGCGCACCCGGTGCGCGTTAGGTGAAGTGATAAAGTGATATAGTTATCAATTATTTGTGCTTGATTTATCATGCGGCGCATGGATGTGTCTGATCTTCTTTCCGATGCCAAGGCTCATGCGCGTGTCGATCATCACGACGACGACGCAGGCATTGTTCTGATGCTCTCGGCGGCGACGGCTGATGTGGCAGCGGCGGCAGAGTATGACTTGCCCGAGGATGCGAACGACCTTCCCGCCGATTTGCGCTTTGCGATCATCGACCAAGTGGCCTTGCTCTTTGATGCGCGCGGCGGTGACACTGACCGGCCCGTGGGCCTGTCGCTGGCCGCAAGTCGGATCGTTGCGCGATATCGCGGGGTGCGGATGTGTCCGGTCAATCCGTGAGCGGCCTTCGGCACCACATGAAGCAAGATGACCTGTTCGGTTCTGGTCCCAATGCCCCCGGTTCAGGGTGGCATGGAACCGGGGGTGGAACTGTTGCTTTCTCTCTCCTGGAAAAAATCCGGGGGGAAACTGCGGCGGATCGGGCGATGGCCTTCCTCGAGCTGTTGCACATTCCCGAAGGAAAGAAAGCGGGCACCCCTCTGCGGCTGGCCGAGTTTCAGCGCAAGTTCGTTCGCGGAGCTCTGACCGATGGCGTCATGGTGGCCTGTCTGTCGATCGGGCGAGGAAACGCGAAAACCGCGCTCTCGGCGGGGCTGGCCCTTGGAGCGCTTGTCGGCGTCTGGGACGATCAGCCCAAGCGGGAAATCCTGTTCGCAGCCCGAAACCGCGATCAGGCGAAAACCGCCTTCGGGTTCCTTGTAGGGTTCATCGAAGGCTTGCCCGAGGAAGATCGGGCGCAATTCACGATCCGGCGCGGTTCCAAGCTCGAGGTGGAGTTTGATGGAAACGGCGGTGGGATGGCCCGTGTCATTGCGGCGGATGGAAAGTCGGTTCTGGGCGGTGCCCCGACGCTGGCCTTGATGGACGAGCGGGCGGCATGGGAACGTGACAAGGGCGACCACCTCGAAAACGCGATCCTCTCGGGCCTTGGCAAGCGCGATGGCCGGGCGCTGATTATCTCGACTTCGGCATCGGATGACGCGAACACCTTTTCCCGGTGGCTGGATGAACCTCCGCCGGGAACTTATGTGCAGGAACACCGGCCCGCCTTTGGGCTTCCTGCCGATGATCTGGCATCACTTCTCGAAGCCAACCCCGGCGCGACCGAGGGCATCGGCGCGACCTCTGAATGGCTGGTAGCGCAGGCCAGGCGCGCGATTGCGCGCGGCGGTTCGGCGCTCTCGAGCTTTCGGAACCTGAATCGGAATGAGCGGATCAGCTCCGAAAATCGTTCGGTGCTGGTGACGGTTGACGAATGGCTGTCGGCAGAGGTTGACCCCGATCAACTTCCCGAGCGGACCGGGCCTTGCGTCCTGGGCGTTGACCTTGGCGGTTCCCGATCCATGAGTGCCGCGGCCTTCTATTGGCCCGACACGGGCAGGCTCGAGTCTCTGGGCACCTTCCCGGCAACCCCGTCTCTTGCTGATCGCGGCGCGTCTGATGGCGTCTCCGACCGCTATGTGCAGATGAATGACCGGGGCGAGCTGTCGGTGATGGGCGAGGCAACCGTGCCCCCCGGCCCTTGGCTGGCCGAAATCGTGCGGCACCTGGACGGGGCCGAGGTGGCTTGTATCGTGGGCGACCGATTCCGCCATGCCGAGTTTTCAGAGGCGATGCAGGCGGCGGGCCTTGCGCGGGTTCCGTTCGTTTGGCGCGGGTTCGGATGGAAGGACGGTTCCGAGGATATCGAGCGATTCCGGCGGGCCTTGTTCGACGGCGAGATTGTCGTTGCCCCTTCCATGCTTCTGCGCTCGGCGTTCTCGGATGCGATCACGCTGGTTGACCCTGCGGGCAATCACAAGCTGGCGAAGGCGCGTTCCCTGGGCCGAATCGACGCTGCGGCGGCGACCGTGCTGGCCGTGGCGCAGGGCGCACGGATGAAGGCGGCACCGGCCCGCAAGGCACGGATGGCATGGCTATGAGTCGCAAAGACTTTGCCCGCTATTCGCGGCCCGTCCTGAAAACCCGGCGCTGGCAAGTGCTGCGGCACCAAATTCTCGAGCGTGACGGCTGGAAATGCCGGTGCTGCGGCGAACGGCGGCGGCTCGAGGTGGATCACGTCCAGCCGGTGCGCAATGCCCCGGAACGGGCGTTCGATCCGGCGAACCTGCAAGTTCTCTGCGCAGGCTGTCACACCCGCAAGACCCGCATCGAGTGCGGGCACAAGCCCCCCGATCCGAAGCGCCAAGCGTGGCGCGAAGCCGTTGCCGATCTGGCGGCGGAAACCGAAACCCCGGCGATGGAGTAAGACATGCTGGACTCTGTGAAGATTGCTAAACGGCAAAGCGAAATCCGCCAAGCTCTTGCGGCTCTGGCGGGCAAGGACAAACCGACCGAGGATGAAGTGCGCCAGATGGGCGGCCTCGACCAGGAATATCAGACCAATGAAACCCGTTATCGCGCGGCGCTGGTGGCCGAAGATGGCGAGCGGCGCGAGGCGGGCCGGGATCTGGAAACCCGCTCTGATGTGCAATGGCGCGAGCTGGTGCAGGGCTTCGAGTTGCGGCAAGCGGTCCTGTCGCTGGACGAAGGTAAGGCGCTGTCGGGCAAGACCGCCGAAGTGGTGCAGGAATTGCGCAACGCGGGCGGATATCGCGGCATCCCGGTTCCGCTTCTGGCGCTCGAGCAACGGGCGGGCGAAACGATTGCGTCGGGCACGCCGGACCCGCTGCAAACCCGCCCGATCATTGATCGGCTGTTCCCGGCCTCTGTCGCGGCGCAGATGGACGTTCAGCTCATTACCGTGGGGAGCGGGGCGATTGAATGGCCGGTGACGACCTCGGCGGTGACGGCGGGTTGGGCCGATGGCGAGCTTGCCGATGTGGCAGGGCCGACCGTCTATGCCACGACCGACAAGGCGCTGAAACCGGAACAGACTCTCGGCATCCATATGCGGATCAGCCGCAAGGCCATGATGCAATCGGGCGATGCTCTGGAGTCGGCAATCCGGCGTGACATGGCCGGGACCATGCAAGCCGAGCTGGACAAGGCGATTTTCCGAGGGACGGGTGCCAATGGGCAACCCCTCGGCGTCATTCCGGGCGTTGCGACCTACGGCATCACCTCGACAGATGCGGCGGGTTCGGCATCCTGGGCGGCTCTACGGGCGGCTGTGGTGCGGTTTATGACCGCCAATGCAGCGGCAGGGCCGGGCGCGGTGCGCGCACTGATCCGGCCCGAGCTGTGGAGCTTCCTTGATGGCTTGATGGTCGGTGACGGCGGGTTCAAGTTCGAATTTGACCGTCTGAAAGAAAACCTCGGCGGCATCGTCATGTCTTCCAATGCGCTTGCGGCACCGGCCGGTGGCCCGCCGCTGGAAACCCAAGTGCTCCTGACGACCAGTGCGGGCGGCGTTGCCCCGGTTTTCGTCGGCATCTGGGGGGCGTTCGATCTGATCCGCGACCCCTATTCGGATGCGCAATCCGGCGGACTGCGGCTGACGGCACTGACAACTGCTGACGTGACCGTGGCGCGCGGTTCGCAGCTCGAGCTTGTGACCGGGCTGGAGCTGGCTTGATGCTCTGGGGCGGCAATTTTGGCGCTCTGGACGTTCGCAGCGAGGGCGGGGAAACCCGCCTTCGCGCGAGCTTCCCCTATGGTGCGCAAACCGAGCTGGCACCGGGGCGGCATGAGGTTATCGCCCCTCGGGCCTTCGCTGGCCGGATCGACGCGGGCGAGGATGTTCACCTGCTGTTCGGCCATAGCTTTGACAAGCCTCTGGCCTCAAGGGCGGCGGGCACCCTGACCTTGACTGACTCCGACGCGGCGCTTGTCCTGGAAGCCCGGATCGACGGCGGCACGTCCTGGGCGCGCGATTTTCTGGCGGCTCATGCAAGCGGCCTGATCCGGGGCTTGTCGCCTGGGTTCAGGGTCCAGCCCGGCGGGGAACGGATCGAGCGGCGCGGCGCGGACTATCTGCGCACCGTCATGCGGGCGGCGCTGTTCGAGCTGTCGGCAGTCACCCGGCCCGCCTACAACGAAGCGCAGATCGAGGCGCGCGCATGGGAAACGCACGAATACCGGCAACCCCTGTGCGGTGCGCAATATGCCTTGCATCGGTGGAGGGCATGACATGGGGCTGATCGACCTTTTCCGGCGCAAGCGGGTGGAAACCCGCTCGAGCGGCACCGACTACACCTCGCAGATCATGGCGGCGCGGCAATCCTTCATCACCGGGGCCTCTGGCCTAGGTGAACTGACCTCGGCGGTTCAATCCTGCGTCACCCTCTACGAAGGCGGCTTGTCGCTGGCCGATGTAAAGGGCACCGACCTGTTGACCCGGCGCGCACTGGCGATCACGGCCCGCGCACTGGCCTTGCGGGGCGAGGCGGTGTTCCTGATCCGCGACAAGCTCATTGCGGCCTCTGACTGGGACGTGACGACCCGCAACGGCGATCCCCGATCCTACCGGCTGCAAATCTCCGAGGTGGGCGGCGGGCGATCCGAAATTGCGCTGGCCGGTGAAGTGTTGCACTTCCGTATCGGTTCCGATGCCGCGATGCCTTGGGCGGGTTCTGCTCCCCTGCGGCGTTCGCAGCTCTCTGCGCAACTGCTGGCCGAGGTGGAAACGGCGATCCGCGATGTGTTCCGCGATGCGCCCCTCGGCAGTCAGATCGTGCCTGTGCCCGAAGGCTCGGCGGATGACATGGACGCCTTGCGGCGATCCTTCACCGGAAGGCGCGGCTCAACAATCGTTATCGAGGGTGTTGCGCAAGCTGTCGGGGCGGGGATGCACCCGCAACTCGGCAAGGGTCCAGATCAGCTATCCCCTGATCTTTCGCGTACCCTGGCCGACAAATTCCTGACCGAAGCCAAGGGCGCGATCTATTCCGCCTTCGGCGTTCTGCCGGGGCTGCAAAACCCGGCGACTACCGGGCCGATGGTGCGCGAGGCGCAGCGGCACCTTGCGCAGCTCATCTTGCAGCCGATTGCCGGGCAGATGGCCGAGGAAGCCTCGGAAAAGCTCGGCGGGCCTGTCCAGATCGACGTTGTGCGACCGATGCAGGCTTTCGACGCGGGCGGGAAGGCGCGGGCGCTGGCAACGATGGTGGCAGCGCTTTCTCAGGCGAAGGAAGCCGGGATCGAGGGCGCGACCCTGCAAGA